CCATATCGCCATAATTTGCTTTGTAGTCTTTCATAAATTCAGATATTGCTTTAGCAACATCATCAATCATGCTTACACTAACTTTTAATAGTTTTTCTGGGCTTGTATCAACATCTAATGCCTGTAGCCATTGCTCGTCCAATGCATTTTCAGAGTCAAATAATACTACCTGACATCCTTTATCTTGTGCATTTTTTACAATGTTTCCAGAACATATAAATGATTTACCAGAACCTGATTCACCTGCAAACACACTAACTTTACCTAGTGGGATACCTCCATTGAAGTCCCCACTTATTAGGTAGTCTAATGTTTTGTTACCAGTGCTGACCCAATCCCTAGGGTCATGGAAGCCGGCACTAATACCTGATATGCTTTTAGTTAATCCAGTTCTGAACTTTGTTAAGTCAAATGGTTTTTGCATGATATCTCCTTAACTTGATTGTCTGTTTCTAATCATGTTAAGAATGTCATCTGCTGACTTCTTACCTGCGTCTCCACTTGCTTCTGCTGGAGCAGTTGCCACTGGCTCAGCCGCTTGTGCTGGTGCTGGTGTCTCTACTGCTGGAGCAGTTGTTTGTGCTACTGCTGGTTCTGATGCTGTTACAGGAGCCACACTCTCTGTTGCAGTTGCTGATACAGTTTGAGCTGGAGCCACAGTTGCCTGTGTTTGTGTTCCAACATCAAGTCCATAGGGTTTGTAAAACTGCCCCCATTTTGCTGGATCATACAGCTCTCCATTTACACTCGCTTCAAACATTTCTGCAATCGCTTGTACACCTTCTGGTGTTGGTTTTGCAGGAAGATAGTCATTTAGGTTGTATAAACCATGTGTATCAATAGCCGCCAAGTTTTCTTCTGTTAGAGCAGTTTCTTTTCTTGCCCATTTAGAAGTACTATAGTCAGCATATTGTCCTTTAGTAGTCTTTGCTAGTCTAAAATCAGTACCTGCTACATAGTCTGTTGGAAGGTTTTCCATATCAGGATCCATGAGTGCTGATTTTATAATGTTAAATATTTGTGGTCCAATCACAAAACGTCTAATTGGATTTTCAGGACTCTCTTCATTCAGTGGATTTTCATTAACAAATCCCTGGAAGATGTAACTTCTTTTTTTCCAATATTTACGTCCCATATCCTCTAATGAAGGATCTTTAAACCAAGGTCTTACCTCAGTTAGTACCGGACATGTTTCACCAGAGAACATTTCCATACAAGGAACTTGTACTGTTGTTGGCTTTTGTTCGCCTCCAACAATTCCTGGGAATGTTAATCTGATCATTTGTCGTTCTACCCAAAAGAACGTGTTGTTTGGATCTGAGTCAGGTAAGAACCTTAAAACGGTACTTGTTCCTTCATCGATGTTCCAAAAAGGGTATATTGCTTTATCGCCTTGAGCTGGGGAACTACTGCCTGGTTTGGATTCCATTGATTGTAGTTTTGCTCTTATTTCTTGTAATGATGCCATGTTTTTCTCCTATATGCCATGTTTCGCTGTACCTTCTGTGTTTAGGGTACAACTGTTTTATTATTATAATGCCTTGATGTAAAAAAGTCAAGTACTTTCTTACAACTATTGGAAATTAAATTACTTTATGTTTCCAACAAATTTATTTATCTGTAAACTAGTATTCTAGTCTACAAAACGGTCCATAAATGCTTCATATGACTCTTCTATGTTCATTGGAGCATTCTGTACATTGTGCTGACCAGCACTTAGCAGACTACTTTTAATTGCGCCATACTCGAATTGGCTAAGTTGTCCACCAGCATTAAGTTTACTACTAATGCTATGTAAATAGTTACCTAAAGTTTCATCTTTAGCAGAATATCCTAAACTACTAACTTTGTGACCCAGTTGTTGATTCATTGTTTCGAATTCTAGTAAGTCATCTTCTTTAAGTAAATCTTTTAATCCTTCAAAAGACTCTAACTCTATTGCTCTTGTAATCTTGTTTTCAAAACTATTTTTTCTACTAGCACTTGCTCTAAGTGTATCCATTACATTAGCAACTTTGTCATCAAAATGTGTTTCTGTAAACTTACTCTCAAGATCTATATCATCTTGTAGTATTTCTACATTGTTATATGCTGTAACACTTTCTACTGCGTTAGCATAAGTTTTTACACCACTTAGTCTTTTAAAGTTTGTTCTGATTGTGTCTATGTTTTCTAAAGCCATTGAGACAAACTCTTCGTTTGCTTCATTAACTAAATTTGCTTTTTTAACATAGCTCAAAAACTCTTTTAATTTTTTAAACTCTCTTGACATTTCAGTAATAGACTCGCCTATTTCGTCAAAAGTTTCGCCACCATTGTGCAAATGCCTTGCCATTGCTCTTGCGGCTGACAGATTGTTTTCTGCCATCTTAAATTTTTCTTCTCCACGTTGTATTAATATACTGTGAATATTTCTACTTCTAGCACCACGGACTTCTTCGTTTACATCTTTATTGTGCCTCACAATAATTTTAACATTGTCTGCTAGTGGTTGATAACTGGATTTTCTGCTACCAGTCATTTTACCTAAACTAGCTTCTGTTACACTTTCTTTTTGTGATAAAAATATTGCTAGTTCCATTGCTTCGTCTAAATCACGTTCTAGGCTTTCTTTATTTACAACAGCTCGTCCATCTTCGTAATCACTAGGAACATTGGTAGTAAATGCAGGATCAATAGTATCTTGTTTCAGTTGTAACATTCTTTCATTATTATATTCCTGGTTCATTTTGATAGCCGCCGCCGCTGGGCTTGGGCCTTCTGCAGGATTTGATGGTTTGGCTTGTTCTGCCGCCCATGCTTTTTTAAAACGATCTTGCCAGTCAGGTATATATTTACCAACTGTAACTCGTAAAATTTCCCGTATAGACCCTGTTCCGTCTAAATCTAACTCTTGCTGTACTGGTTCTGATGCTGTTGCTGGTTCTGATGATGTTGCTGGCTCTGGATTTTCTGAAACCTGATCTGTTTCTAGACCTGCAAGTTTTTTTAAAATATTCATATCTTCTGACATTTGAATTTCCTCTTTACTCTTTTTAGCAACATCTACTTTTTCACCTTTTGGTTTAATCTGCTTATCAAATACAGAATAGTCAAAATCTAACAAATAATCTTGTGCTAGTTCTTTTAACATGGGCCTAATTTTTTCTATAGCCTCTCCTGGTGTTCCTGTTTTCAAACTTAAATGTTTATCCAGTGGGTCTATTCTAACTAATATGTTAGGGGACTCAACTGCAAAACGTGTTGCCTCCATAGGGTCAATAACTAAATCACCTTCTTTGTTAAAACTACTGACTTCATATCCAAAACCTTTTAGCAAATTAAAAGTTTTTTCTGCTACTAATTTCATGTTCATATGTCTATTTATCTGATCTTACACTCTTACAGACAAATTGCTTAATACTTTTTGAACGTTTTCCACAGTGGTTTCAACATTAATTACAATCCAATAACTTTGCATATCACCAGCATTAAACAAATAATGGGATTTTGTTGTGTCTGTAAAGTAAACAAATCCTGTGTCCCAATGTGTGATATCACCGTCTATCACAAAATTAAAGTATGGTGGGTTTACATATTGTAAGGGTACAATAAGCCTAAAACTGTCAACGAAGGGCACATTATGATCTCTGTGAGGGGGAAAATACCCTCCTGGATCTAGTCTTAATATGTGTGTCCTAAAAATACTGTCACCAAAAACATCTAATATTTCTTTTAATGGAGGATATTCTGCCACAGGTGTTCTAACTTTAAAATCTTTTTCATCATAGTTTGTATTGTTTTCCTGATTGTATTCCCTTAAACTGTCTAAATCGGGTATACCATTTATATTTCCATCTAAACTGGTAATACTAAGCCCAAACCTTTGTACTTGCTTTCTGGGATTATATTGCACAAATTTAAATTTACTATATACCCAATCTAAGAAATCATCAGGGTCTATGTAGTAATTTGTTTTGCATTGTTTTCCATATAATGCCAAAGAGTTTATTGCTGTTGTATCTAATAAAAGTTCGTTTACAGTTTTCTTATTAGCCATTATATAATACCTATAGGCATCGGAGCATCCATGTCGTCAATTCCGTCTGGATCATTAGGGTCTACACTTAAACTACTGTTTACTGCGTTATAAACATCATCTTCAAATGCACTTATATATTCTACCATTCTGATTGCAATAACCAAAGCCATAACTAAGTCGTCTGTTGCGCCAGGTTTTGCTTTAAAACTGTTTCCAGAGCTAACGAAATTTTTTAATTCACTTATTAATGCCTTACTGTGTAAGTGTATTTTATTGCTTTCTACTAATCTTTTTAGTTGTAGGCAGGCTTCCATTTTATTTTTATGTGTGGTGTGATATCCTTTCCTGCCTTTCTTACCTTGTATTCGCTTGGGCTCGTGTAAAAAATCTCCTGGAAAAGTTTCTTCTCCTGTGTCTCTGATAACCACAAGGGCGGCTTCTCCTATACTATTATTTTCTACTGTCCAGTATATTTCAGACAATCCGTTTGTTTGATCTTTAATGTAATGCATAATTTCCATCATTACTTTCATTTGTTTTTCTACAGGTGATTTATTGTGTTGCCATTCTGCCACCTGTATCATTGTGGGCACTTCCATAACCTGTATTGCGGCATTATCTCCACCTGTACCTGAACTTGGGTCTAATGTTACTAGGTACATATTATCGTGAGTAGGTTGTTTATACCATTTAACTTGCCCCATTTTACTTTTAGGTTCTATACCTGTCATGTCTACAAGTTTTAGTGGATCTATAAGTGTTTCATCATATATAATAAATTCGCATTCATGCTCACGTCTAAATCTTTCTTCTCCTATTCTACCACGTTCTTCTGTGGCCCAACTGGCGTCTCTATCTGGGTGCTCGTCCCAAATTGCTAACATAGGTTTAAATCCATTTACACCTAATTCTTGTTCGTTACCATGCTCATCAAATAAATTAGATGCCTGATTCCAAATCATAGCAAAAGTATCTTCATCACTGTTAGGCGTACTTGTAATAATACATTTACCACCTGTTGCTAGTGTGGGTGACAATGCTGTCCAAAATTCTGCGGCAATACGTGGAGGTACAAATGCAAACTCGTCTAAGTATACTAATGTAAGAGACATACCCCTACCAGTGTTTTCTGTAGTTGTACTTGCTACTATTCTACTACCATTATCAAAACTAATACTACCCTTGTTATACTCTGTTACGCCTGCTCTGATATGATCTGGTACACTTTCGTATGCATACCTTATACGTTGCATAATTTCCTGAGCACCTGCTTGTTTATGAGCCGCAACTAATATTGTACTATCAGGATTAAACATAGCATACCATAATAAGTATCCTGCGGCTACAGTGGTTTTACCCATCTGTCTGCCCAGCATGTTTATACTGTATCTGTAATTGTTATAATTATGGATTAGATCTAATTGATAAGAGAAAGGATCAAAATCAATTCCACCCTTTGTAGGATGTTGTATCTTAAGATGATTCATCATAAAGTACAGAGGTCCGCCTATGGGATCTGCACAATTTTTAAAATCATCTATAGTATCTGGTGTATATGCTACTTTGGAGTAGCCCTGTTTAACCAGACTGGTATCTGCTGTTCCTCGTGCCATACTACTATTTATGTAGGCTAGGGTTTAAGAAATGCTTTTTTTAAGTTTATCTTTGAGGTAGTTTACTAAAACTTCTTTATCTGTAGAGTATGAAGCATCATTTGGTTTGATTATAGTGACTTCATTATCTTCAGGTTCTTCTGAACCACATGGTGTTTCTGGTTCGTCATGCATTTCTGGTTCGTCATGCATTTCTGGTTCGTCATGCATTTCTGGTTCGCTATCACTTTTAGGTAAAGTAATTCCAGCAAGTTTTAAAACCTTATGAAGCTCTTCCATGCTGTCAGCATTTGCACTAACTGTTACAGTAGCATCACCATCTTTTTTAGTTTTGCTATAAGTAACTCTTTCTTCTGATTCTTCAGAAACTGTGCTACCATATACATCGCTCATTGCTTCACTCATTTCTACTTGATCTTTTTGCTTTAATGCATCTTTACAGTCTTTATATAATTCTTTTAACTTGTCTTGATCACAGTCTGGGAATTTGTTACAAATTTCTGAAACACTCATGCCATCTTTACAGAATTTCATTACCTGTGGTTTCGAAGGCATGTCATCTTCTGCTTCAGTTAGTCCTGCTAGTTTTTTAAGTAGTGACATTTCATTCTTCTTACTGGCGGCTAATTTTTGATTTTTTTCGGCATCCTGATCCGCTTTTTCTTTATCGTATTGCATTTTATCTTTAACATTTTTCATCTGTTCTGGTGAAACAACGTCTAGATCGTTTTTAACACCATAATCTTTTATTTCACTGTCTGTAGGTTCAAATGGTTCAGCATCTTGTGGTTGTTGATCTTGTGCCATTGCAGGATCTACTTTTTGTTTATGTAATGAATCTATCTGTGCGTAAGCACTTTGACCACCTGCACCTAATAATTCTGCATATTTCCTTAAAAACTTTTTCATTACAGGCATAAATGTTTTGTTTAAACCTTTTTCACTATCAACCATAGTTAATGCTCGTTTTAACTGAGTTACCTCAGCATCGTCGGCACTTTCTTCACTACCTAAAGTTTTTTTAAGAACATCGTGACTTATATCACTAATTACTTCTGAAAGTTCTCTCTCATCTAAATCTATAGTTTCCTCTACTCCGTCTTTCATAGAATTTAAGAATTTATTTTGATATGCTATAAGGTTATTTCCTGTTGCCAACATGCCAAAAGTTACTTTTGGATGATTGGTCATCATAAATTTATTAAATTCACCATGATTAAACTCACTTGTTCTAGTGCCTTGCGCCTTTGCAGAACGTTGTGCAACTTGTGATTGCTTAGGTTCAATAACAGGTTTTTCAGCAGTCTGAGGATCATCATATGCCATTGGACTTGCTTCTTCTATACTGTTTAACATATCTCTTAGATTCATTATACTATACCTTTTAGGGACTGACTATGATTAGCAACTTGTTTCTGGCTCTCTGTACCACGGCCCATATTTGGCATGCCATGTATTTGAGCACCAAGTTCTTCTAAGTCTTTACCCATTAACTGATCTTTGCTTGGATAATTACGGAAATAATCTGCACCTTTTTCTGCTTTAATTTCTTCTAAAGCCTTTAAAAACTCTTTGTTATATTCTTCACCAAAATGAGACTTTGCAAAATCTATTTCTTCATTTTGTGCTTCATAATGTGCTTGATCTTCATCATTAAGTACTGCATCTTCCTCTGAAACTTGTCTATCAGTATCTGCTTTAGCTCTTTCTTCAGCCATTTCTGACTCGATTCTTCTTGGGTCTTTAACATTATATGCTAATACCCTTTCATGATCTAAACCTAAATTAACCGCACACCATACTTCAAGTATTCTTTCGTTGACTGGGTATTTAAGTATAACATCTGTGCTACATACTTCTGATGTACACTGAGTACCTTTTACTCTGTAAAACTCAATTGGGTTTTCTTCAATTGGTGTTCTTTTAAAAGGTGTTGCACTAACTAAATTGTATTTTGCTAGACATTTTTCCAGCATGTCCATATGTTCAGAACCACAGTCTGCGGCAAATTTAATTCTGTAGCCGTGTTCTTTATCTAATGATTCTGCTATGTAATTTTTAAGTTCCATAATTAATAACTCCGTTATAACACTTATTTATCACTTTTTGATTTTTTCTGCTAAATAAAATTATGACTACATATACAAACACAAATAAAGAGCAAAAAATTTCAGTAAGAGAACCACAACACCCTACTGAAGGGGAGTATACGTTAGATAATTTTGGTAACTTAGTTGTTTTTAAAAATGGTAAATGGGTAGATATGACTAAATTAAGTGTCAGTGCTTCCGCCTTTTATGATTTTGAGTAAATCATTTCTATCAAAAACTGTTGCCTGAACAGCCTCAGTTTCTGTACCTTTATTATCAAACTTATCAATTCTTGCTTTTTTAAGCATCAAATCTATTTGCTGTAACTTGGCTTTTGTTTTGGCATCACTGGCATCTAAGGCTATCTTTAACATGTTACTTGCTTCTGCAAACACTTTGCCAGCCGCCATATCACTAACGTTCATACCCAAACTCATTAATTGTTCGTAACTGTTAATAGCCTTTTTGGCTATGTCGTTCATTTCAACTTCGTGATCTTCTAACCCTTTAATTTCTTTAAATGCTAGATTAATTTTTTCACTAACACTTAAAGCATCTTGTGTCTCTTCAATTACATCATGAGTTTCTGCTACTGTAGGAACATTTTCCGTATTTGTAACTTCCTCTATAGGAGGTAAATTAAACTCTTCTTCTAGTTTCTTAGTCATAACACTATTTATTATGTAAGTTTGGTTTCTTTACCGTATTTGGCAACATAATCTGCTAACAGTTTAAAGGTTGTGACTTTGCCTGTAAGAAGTTTGTCCTGTTCCTCTTCACCTATTTTTGGAACTTCTATTACAGATATAGGTTGTAATTTACCATAATGGACTAAATTTTTAGAATCTAATGTATTTAAAAGTGTATCTATTTTGTCTTTACTTAAATTTTGTAATGCAATTTTACCTGCCATAGCAATCCATTTAAAAGCCTCTGAATTCTCTGATTCATCATTTGCACCTTTTATAATTTCTGGTGTGATTTTACCTTGCAGTTCTGGATAATTATTTAAATTGTCTACAATGTATTTTCCTATTTCATCTTCATCATTGCTAATACTTTGTAGATGGCTTCCAGAAAATTTAAAAATATATCCTGTTTTATCTGGGAATTGGTTTCTATGCATCAATGTGTATCTATAAGCCTGGCCTAAATCCTTTGTTATATAAACTCCGTCTTTCATAGGAGCAAATTCGGGCTCGGTTTTATATTTCTGCTCTACCCATTTATCATCATATGCTAAACCATTTTTCATAATAAGTTCAGCACCTTTCTTAGATGGTGTTCCATGATACCATGTTTCTTCTTTTTGAGTAGTTGGTGCTACTATTTCAAATATCTTCATTTGATTCTTTTCTTAGCAACACGTTGTTTTTTATTACGAGGTTTTTTGTTAGAGAAGATCTGATCCTCGTTGATGACTTTAAAACGTATGCCTTTTCTGCCACACCATTCTTGTGCCGCAGTCCATTTGGCGGCATTGATGGCTGTTTGTATTTTTTGTCCTGTAGTTCTAGCATTTTCTAATGTGGTTTGATTAGCAGGTTTTATTTCAATAAGCTCTACATGTTGAGCGCCATTTTTATCTGTATACTGTACCATAAAGTCAGGCACATAGTTATGATACTTTCCGTCCATAGGACTTCTGTAAGGTATTTTGATATTCTCACTTGCCCACTTAGTAATGTTTGGATGATTGTCGCACATTCGCATAAATGCCAATTCCCAACTACTTCTGTATGTAGGACTTTTACCGCCAACAAATTTATTGGCATTTAAAATTTCGTATTTTCCTGATGCAAATTTGGCCATATCAGTATTTATGGCTGTATGATAGAACTAAGTTTACTGCGTGAATTTAATGTAGGTGTTTTTAAATCGATTCTGTTACCAGCAGGTCTAAAAGAATTTACTGCCGCATAAGCATCTACACTTAACTTTAATGAATTTTCGTTCATTTCAAAATATGTTGTAGGATGTAGGTTTTGAACTTCTGCTACTTTTATAAGTACTCTGGCCATTGCTAGAGCATTAGACTTTTTAAATCCTATTGCTTGTAATTTGGTTTCTATTACACTTAATGTACTAGGATCTATTGGGGTATCTTTGGGTGCGGCAATTTCTGCCAAAATTTCTGAACTTGCTTCAGGTAAAGGAAATTTAATACTTGCATTATCAATATAAGCAACTAAAGTACCCTGGGTAATTTTGTATTGTACTTCACCACCAAATGTATTGTACATAGAAGTTGACATTACGCATAGTCCTCAATATATTGTTTAATTGCTTTTACAGTAATTAATACTTCAGTGTCTTCGTCTGGTATTTCAATGTCATATTCTGTTTCAAATGCCATTATAAGCTCAACTATATGCAATGAGTCTGCTCCTAAGTCATCTATAAGGTGTGCATCATCCACAACTTTATCAATACTTATGTCTAAATGATCTGCTATAATTTTTTGTACTGACATTATTCTGAACCTCTGGTAGGAGCATCTGATACATTTTCTGTCTTTTTAAGTAATTCTCGTTCAACTACTGATAATGAATAATTCTTGACTGCATCTCCCACATCATTACCTGTTAATTTTGCCATAATGGCTGTGGTTAATAATGATTTACCTGTAAACTCATTTGGATTTTGTGAGAATGGTAAATCTATAGCATCATAAGTTCCTTTAGTAGGTTTAGTCCCTTTGCTGGATTTTCCTTCGGAATCAGGTTGTTTTTTGCTATCTGTTTCTCCGCTATCTGTCGACACATCAGACTTATTTTTATCTGTTTCTGTGGGTTTATCTTCTTGCTTTGTCTGAGCTTGTGGTTGTGCTGTTCTAAGTCTGGTACCAGGTCCTGAGTTTTCATAATTACCCAAAAACTCCATATCCATACCATCATCTATTATGCCTAATGGTTTTACTAATACTTCATCACTAGCAAAATTAAGTCCCACAACATTTTCAAATCTATCTAGATCTACACCTGATAAATCAAAATTAGCAACATCAAATGTTGTAAAGTTTTCATAATCTATACTCATATTGAACTCTACAAATTCGTTCGCACTATAATCCATGTCGCCAAAACTAAAGGAATTTATTAATGGCCCAGTTAAACTGTATTGTACACCTTTGCCACCATGATACATAATAATATCTATTCTTTCAAAAAACTGTTTATTGCGTTGTAAATTTAGTCCTGCCTCACCACTTTTAAATGATGTACCCCCAAACCCACTACCTTTTTGGTTTTCTATGGAAGCATTGGTATTCATTTTGATATCTCTATCACCTGATACATTTTTATTTCTTGGATTCATAAATAGATAAGAAAAATATCTCATCAATACCTGTAGCCATTCATTATTAAGTGTATCAAATACGCGGATTTCAATAGGCTGATATTCAACACCAGTTATTGCTATCTTTTTCTTGTTATATTGATTTTTGACAATATTTTTAAATTGTACTGTAGGTAATGTAGCATTTCTTACTAAACTTGAAATGTTAGTCTTAAATGTATGGTTTTCCATATCTAGAAAAGACGCCAAGTCTCTGTTAAAAACAAAGTTCACGTATCCTTCAAATTTAATACGTGGGGGATTGACGTCAGGTCTAAATCGGTAATTATTACGGAAGTCTCTGGCGTAGAAATTACTTTTAGTGTTTTTACCTAAAAATTTAAGAAAATTCATACCAGAGTTACCTCTCTACCTAAACTATACGGATTATACTCCGACTGTAGTTCCGGTGTCAACTGTATCTGGGAATGGGTTTCCTGCTACTGTTCTACCGTTGATATCGTTATCACCTTCATAATGTGTTGCGTTATCATAACGTATCTGCATAGTAACTGTTACTTGCTCGTTTGTAGCATAGTCACCGTCACTGTAGTCTACGTTAGTTAAGAAACATCCTTCCAAGAACCAAACTTCAGTTGCTCCAGCATTAACACCATCTAATACTTCAATTTGCAAATCAAACTTATAGTCTGAACCTGCGGCTGGAGTAGTTTGTTGGAAATGGTTAACCTGTCTTTGGACTTGTGAACCTACAGATTTTGCTACCTGGTTGGTTATGTCGTCCCTTACAACTACTGAAATTTGCTCCCAAGCATGTTTACCTTGTAGGTAACTTCTTGAGTTATAACTATCAATAATTATTTCTTCATAAGTAATTTTAGGTCTAGTAACGTTTTGTACGTTTTGAGTCAATATTTTTGCCTCTGGTGAACCACCAAAGTTGTTTAAAAAACTAACCCTAAATCTATACTTCAGTTTCGGCATTAAAATACCGGAACCAGTTGCACCCGTTACCGGAACTCCAAACTTACTTTTGGTTTCGTTTGTTGCACTTGATACTGCCATATTGTTCTCCTAGAACTAAATTATATGCAAATATTTATCATTTCTAGCAGAAAATTATTAACAAGTGTTTTAATAAAGTCATAAAAAAAGGGCAATTAAATGCCCTTTTAAATGCTTTTTCTCCCTATGCTGACTCTTTTATTCTGTTTACAGCAAGGTCACTTCCATCTATAATGTCTGTGATGTCTGTAAATCCGTATGACTCAACTATGTAGTATCTTGTTTCAGGAATAATATCATCTAAATCCATTACTTCGTAACCAATTTGTGGTTGCTCAGCAATAATATCACCTACTGATAATGAGTGCATGTCTCTAAACGTTACTTGCTCGCCGTCTTTTCTAGTGATTGTTTTCATTACATAGTTTGATACATGTTTATCAAATACAATATCTTCACCTGTTTCTTCATTTAGATAACACTGGTTAAGAATTGACATAACTTCGTTTTTACTTTTTACAGTATAATCTATATTATCACCCTGTGTGAGTCCACAAAATCTACCGTCTACTTCACATACTTTTGTGTAGTGTGAGAAGAATTCGGATTTAAAGTTAATTTTTCTGTCATCGCCTCTGCCATGCATTGTTTCCATTTTTGCATGATATAGTGGATATTTTTTAGCGGCGCCTGTGTGTCCGCCTTCGTTTGAATTGACGTAATCGTGTATTTCGTCAGTAACTTTGATTTGATAAATGTTGTATTGCATAAATTTGACTCCCATCTTTTTATTTAATATACAACTAGTATAGCAGATTTTGTGATATTGTCAAGCCTTTTAGTCATAAAAAAAGGCGCCTAAAAGACGCCTTTTAATAAGTTTTTTAACCTATGCTGTTGAGCCCAAAGTGTTTTGGATTCTGATCGGTATGTAAATAAACTCTACTGCTTTCACTGGTTGTACAGCGATATCAATGTATAGTTCGTTTCTATCGATTCTAGCCGCGGTGTTATTTGTTGTGTCACAAACTGTAACAAAGTCAAACAATCCACGTTGTTGTACTAACTGAGCTAGTAATCTGTCTACAACTACCTTAGCATTTGCTCTTGTAACCTCATCATTTGGTTCAAACAAGAATGGTTTTACTGCATCATCAAGTTGTTCTCTGATGTAAATAACCAATCTTGAAACATTAACTCTGTCCAATGCACTTGATACTGAGTTAAGTGTTTTCTGACCAAATACTGCAATTCCTCTGCCTGGGAAGTTTCCAATTGGGTTAATTTTGTTAAGGTAAAGACTGTCTCTTTGTCCTTCACTTAAACTAACTGTTTGGAATTCTCCAGTAGTTGCATCTAGGTAACCGGTAGAAGTAGCATTATTAACTGTACCTCTTTGGAAACCTGCTGGTGCAAACCATGGGAAAGCAACTGAGTCATTAAATGCAATAGTTCTCAAAGCCATATGTGAAGCAGGAACCATGATAGTTGTACCATCTAGGTTAGTTGATAATCCGTGTGGATAATAAACTGCCGCTTGTGATGATGCACTAACAAGTCCATCTTCACCATTTTCACTTGCTACAGCATTATTGGTTGCCCAATTTTGAGTACTTGTTGCGTCTGCGGATAGTCTTAATGGAGCATCTGCAATACAAAAGACGGTGTCTTTTCTATTAACACTTAAAGCCAACATTTCGTCTAAACATTCAGTATATCCTGGAGTAGAACAAATATTAAATCTGTTTGTCTCATTAAGGATTTCTTGGTTAGCAGTTAATGTGGCCTGCATAGCAGTTACAATAACTTTACGTTGAGCTTTACGCATCATGTATGGTGAACCATCAGTTTTATTACCTGAGTAGTCTTTCCATAAACTATTTGTTGCATCGTACTGTTTAACGTTTCCAACTGAAGCCATTTTATTCCATGCTAACATACCACTTGGGTATAATGCCGCATTTGGAAGACCGTTTGCTGTTGATATTAAACTACTTGTACTACTTGATCTAAAGTCTGCAAAAATGATGCCATCACTAGTAACTTGGTCTGCATTGTCTACCAATACCCAAGTACTTGATGCTGATCTTTTATAGATTTTAGGGAAGTTTTCTAAGTCACTGCTGTCGATCCATAAATCACCAGTTGATAGTCCTGTTGAGCCATCACTCTGTGTTGTAGGAGCCGAAGCGGAAAACTGTACATCATTTGAGTACGTTGCCCATGTACCTGCATTTTGATATAACATATCAATATTAGTATTAGCAACATTATTATCGTACCATAATGTACCTTCCACAGCAGGTCCTGTAATTGCTGTATCTTTTGCTTCGTAACTTAATGCTTTAAAATTACTAGTTGTTCCAACTGTTAAGTTAAGGTCTGATGGGTCATATCCTGCAACGTTACCTGCTGTTAAGCCAATATCTTTACCATCTGAAGTAGTAATTGTAACTTTACCATCAACATTACTTGCACTTGCTGTTGTTGAACTAATTCCTGTTGCACCATTAATACTTGCAACTATTTCATCTACTGATACTGAACTTACGTTTGCACCTGTAAATGTTACTGGAATATCTGCCGCACCATTAATACTTAAATTAATAGATACTTTACTAGCATGTGTACTAAAGTCTTGGCCGTCAGCCAATGCAGTTGAACTTGCTACTGAATTTGTAGCACTTCCGTTATGCCTTTTTAATGTTAGACTTGCTGTTGCTCCGCCGTCTGCCCATAAATCACCAATTACTGGAGATGTATATGTATTTGCATAAACAACACTTGAGTCTTCTTCCATAACAACACTATCAGTTGTAAAACTGCTTGTTGTAGTTGAGTACTCTTTTACAATAATATTTGAACCATTGTTAGATGCTGTTTCTTGTAAGAACACATCAGCAGTTGCTAATGCTCCACCACCACTTTTTAATGTAGGTATTGCTAAATGAGTTGCAAACTGGAAGTCACCTGCTGATCCTGGAACAGCACTTGCCCAGTTACTTGATCCCACGTTATACCAAACACCACTGATTTTTTCATAAAAATCAATTGTGGATTTAGTTGCACCGGCATTTGTAAAGTAAGTTACGGCAAAATCACCGTTTGTACCAAAAGCCGCTTTAGGGAAACCTGTACCTGAATCTGTTTCAGATGCAGAAGGTTTTTTAACTGTTTGTAATACCCATGCAGAACCATCATAACGTTTTAGTCCCCATGTAGTTAAACTTGTGTCTAACCAGTAGGCTCCGTTTGCTGGTGATTTTGTTGGTATTGTTGAACTTGCATCAAGTTCATTTAAGTCAACGTCTGCTCTTAGTACATAGGCTCTGTTTGCGATGCCTAGGAAACTATAAGCGGCCAGTAGACCGTATTCATTCTGTTCTGCGCCATGTAAAGGTGTAGCACCACTTGTTTTAAAGACTGGATTACCAAAGTTCTGTAGTAATTCTCTTTGTGAAGTGATTTGATACAATTTACCGGCAGTTGCTGATGTTGTATATGCGGCTGTTGATGTTCCGTCTGGGGCCTTTTTGTCTTGTGCAGTTGCAATCACTATTAAAGGGACTGAACCAGCACCAGCGGCCGCGTAAAACGATTCATCTGATACACTTATACTTACACCAGGGCTTATTAATGTTGCCATAATGTTTTCTCCTGTAATTTATATTAGTACTAATAATATAGTAATAGTATTTATCAGAATCCTGTATTTTTGTGTATTTAAGAGTATTAGGCTGTATTAGGCTGTATTATACTAATTTAAGAGGCTCTTTAAATTCGCCTGTTCGCCAATCCCTAATTTGTTCTACTTGCTTGGCTAGGTCTTCGAGGGTGCCATTATTGTTAATAATGTAATCAACTGGGTAGCCTGCCCAATTCCATTCACTTTCGTGTACGTCTCTGTATTTTGTTGTCATAATTTTTCTATGTACAACGTTTTCATGTGCCGTTTTTGCTGTTTCAAACCATTCAGGTAATTCCCCACGTTGCACCCAAATAAGCACACCGCCCATTTCTTTTATAAGATCTAACTCGTTTCTAAATCTTCATCACTAACAACTACACAAGAAGCAGTCTCACCCTGTTTTCTTATTCTATATTCTAAACTATTAAGCCAAATGTCTTGATCAAAATGATTTCTAAGTACTTCTGTACCTAATAGTTGTAATGCTAATCTGGGAGTAAAATTTGGAACGCCTAACTTTCTAGTCCAAAACATATCAGGTGTTTCTCTGAAATCTCTGCTTTCCGCAGTATCGCCTTCCAGCATAGATCTTTCCCAACCAAAAATACTGGAACATAAATCTTTTAAAGGGGCGGCAAAACTATCATGAGCACATCCACGTTCTACAAACATATTAGCAACTGTATCTTTGCCACTGCCTATAAAACCGCAAATGCCTATTATCATTTAAAATCCTGTTTCTTTGTAAAATTTTATGTCTTCTGCATATTTAGTATTAAATTGTACTAATTGGTCTTCTGATAATTCTACATTTATATTAGCTCTACTGGTATTTATTTTGGGAAATTTAGTATAATCATAATCAGGTAATATTTTATGAAGTCCACCCACTAAATCTTTAAAATTAATTAAATGTTGTGCCTTTAAATTTTTGTCTTTATCAAATACGTTCATAAAAGGATGAAAAATACTTATAGAGTGAAATGCCATATTTATTTCTGGGTCGATTTTCATATTATTTTTCTTTAAAACTTCTCCCATCTCTTTACTAGTATAATTGTTATTTAAACACATGTCAATCATTTCATTTTTTGTAAACTCTTTAACACCCCTTGATAAAAAATAAGTGATGTTAGAAATAAATCTTTCCCTTGGCTCTCTTAAAATAGTAAAAGATATTGAACCTGCAGGAATATCTGCATTAAGTGTGACTTGATTATTTTGGTGACCGTATCTGATACAGTTTTTGTAAAAATTCTTAGTGCTTGTAGAACCTGATTTAGGAATATGTTGATGTATAACCTGAGACATTTATCCTATAACAAAACCAAGTGGAGTATTTCCTTCTTCAAAATTATGAAGCCTTTCTTTAAGACTTTCTATTTCTGACTGTCCTTCCGCCTTAAGAGCATCACCATTGAGCGTCACAGTACCACCAGCACCAGGTAAACCTGAAGTATATTTACTTCTGGCTTCACCTAACATAAGTTTAGATTGTGCTAGGGCATAAGCGGCTAACCAAGGACTAGCACCTACATCTTTTAATAAAATACTTTCAGGAACAAAATTATATACACCCACAGCAATATCTTCTTCGTGTCTGATATTACGCATTATTTTTAAATTTTTAGTATTTCTATTCCAGATAAAATTATATTCGCTACCAAATACACGTCCAATAGTTTCTTTATATTGTGCAAATGCATCAAATACTGCAAGTCCACCAATTTGTCCTGCTTGTAGCATATACATATTGTTGAAAGCAACGTCGAACGGATCAAAGTTAGTACCGCCGCCACTATTGGTTCCAATACCTCTGCGGTATATACGCCTTACTTCCATTACTTCGTCTGGTAATGTATAGTCTGTTTGTCCGTCAATAGTCTCGATAAAAATTATACTCTCTTCTACACTTCCACTGCTTAACTGTCTATATATGCTTAGAGCTTTGTCTATTGCTACATCGTAGTGTTCTCTGTCTAACTCAACATCTACTATGCCGTCAGCCAAACGAAGTTGTAATTCACGTATAACGTCTTCTCTACTACTAAATCCTATTGTATCTATTGCCATATTACTATTTATCGTTTTCTGTATTAAAATGCCTTAAGAATGATTGTATTCTCATTAATTCTACCATTCATTTTAATACCTGTAGTAGTGAGCTCGTCAAATGATTTAGTAAATTTAGTTTTTGCTTTTCCTGTCCAGTTGCTTATTTGCTCTTTGGGTTTACGCAATGTTTTTTGTACACTAAGCTCTGAATCGAAGTCCTGTATTGTGGTGCCTTTTACTGTTAGTCCGTCTCTGCCAATGCCTTTAGGGTCTTTGCTTATGGCATGATATACACCTAATTTCCTAGTTTTAGTATTATACACCCATAACTCATTAGCATGAACAACTTCTGTGGGATGAATACTGGCTATACCTAATTCACTATCATTAATCTGAAACTTTAATTTCTTAATTATTGCATCTTTGCTTCTTGCTTTTGGCTTACGAGCTTTTCTGGTACTTGCTTTTGTCTTGATAATTGTATCGCATGATGTATTAATCTTTTCAAAAAACTCCACAAACTCCTTTCTGAGTTTAGGTGTAAAGTGAGCATACCCTTCTTTAATATCAGGATCTTTCCATTCCTTAACTTCTAGAGCCTCTTTATAGGCTCCCTCAAAGTCTTCTTTAATAAGTTTGGCATGAGCGGCCTTTATCTCTGGACTATAAGACACCATTTCTTTATACGGCTCAAAACTCTTTATGTCAAAAGTTCCTTCAGTTAAACAATCTATATAATATTCCCATTCTGCACAAAGCCTTTCAACTTGCATTTTCATCCTATCCTGAATGCTAATGACTATTTTATCTGCTGATTTTTCCTTCTTTTCCTGTACGACTTTAGAACCACGATTCAACCATTCCTCTTTTCTTTTTTGTAGATGGTTTAAAATATTTTCAGGCATATATCCTAATTTATATTCTATATATGTGGAAATGCCTGTAGCCGAAAAAGCCCAATCCGGATTTGCTAAGATAGTTTTTTGTTCTTCTTTAGACCAGCCTGATTTATCTTTAACCCATTTTCTAACTGAGCTTACTAATTTCTTTTTGGGGATTTCTGTTCTAACGAAGTACTCGCATTTGTGGAATGCCGCATCTTGTTCCTCGACTTCTGTTAATGCCCTAAATTTATTCCATTCAGGCTCTTTAGTTATGTAGATACTTCGTTCTTTTTTTCTTTTCGCCATGTGTGTATTAGTCCTTAAATGCTTCAGGGTCTGGATTTGCATATAACATCTGTATTGCAAGTGGCCATTTTTTAAACCCTATTATATCATTTTTATCTTTAAGTACATTTTTTTCCTTAAAGAACTGAACAATACTTATCATTCCGACAAATTTTCCTGCTTTTTCGCCTGCTCTGAACATAAAATAAGAGTTTGCGGCTATAAAAAGCATTGATACTATATAAATTTCCATTCTTTACTCCAGATTGAATATTCAGAGTATAGCACCAAAATTTAGTTTGTCAAGAAGTTTTATTTTCCTCGGCTGAAGTTTTTTCTTATATTGTGAGGTTTATCATTTTCTATAATGTCCTTCCAGACTGCAATAGTTTTGTCTAAGCCTTCACTAATTTCTACCTTTGGGAACCAACCAAGTCTGGTTGTGATTTTATGATTTGTGCTGTTAAGTAAATAAATTTCTCCAGGACGTTTAGGTTTGGTATTCCAATTTACATGTCCGTTCCAATCTAACTTATCAGCAATAAGTTTTACATAATCTTTTATTTTAATTGCATTATCAGGTCCTATACAAAATATCTCACCCTGACATTTGTCAGGATTTTCGATTACTGCCTGCCAGGCATCTAATAAATCATCAATGTATATAAAGTTTCTGTATGGCTCACCATATCCTAAATTTATCTCTTTAGGGTTTTTTAACATTTGTGTAATAATTTGTTCTGTCACAAAAAAGTCATTATCTTTTCTGCCATAAGCATTAGTTTGTCTAATTGCAGTAAATGGTAATCCATAACTTCTGTGTGCATATTCTAAATACTTTTCACAGCCATATTTTGCAACGGCGTAGGGGGCATTAGGATTAGGAGGTGTTGCTTCATTAAATGCAATAATACCTTCTTCTTTGCCGTCTCTGATAATGTCACTAATAGGTTGCCATCCGTATACTTCCATTGTACTTGCAAACACAAAGTTTTTTAAATTAGGCAGTTCTTTTGCAACTTCTATTAGGTTTACAGTACCAGTATAATTAATATCACTAAATGTAATTTGCTCATAAAAGCTCTGCTCTACTTCTGTTCTTGCCGCTAAATGTACAATAATTTCAGGATCAAATGTTGAAATTTGCATAGCAACTTTGGCATGGTCCCTTAAATCTTCTGTTAAAAATCCTAACTCATGATTACCTTTTAGTCTTTCAACCATGTGCTGGCCTATAAATCCGTCTGATCCTGTAATAAATATTCTCATGTTAAATCCTTCTCCTTTGCATACCCTGTAAGTTGCATTGTAAATCTAGGTTCGTAACCTAAATTAGCCACCGAATGAATTAGGTTTGGTCTTATTATAGTAAAATCACCTTTCTTATAATCTAACCAACTATCATTCTCTATTTCTATATAATGCCCCATTAATCTATCTTGTAAAAATAAATTTACTCTAACAGGCACCATTCCCTTTGTGTCCATTTCTTCTCGTTCCGCCTTTTTACGCATCTTGTATAGTGTATCAACATGCGGAGCAATAAATCGTCCAGGCATCAGTTTATTTACTGTAACTATGCCATAGTGCAACCAATCACTAAAATTATCGTATACGCCATGTACCCAACTTGGACAATCATCTTCAAATACTTGCCATACCCAAGGTGCTTCATATGGATAATCTGGTACTGCTACACCCCTATCTTTCCAAAAACCACCACTATAAACTGTATTTGTATGTTCTGTAAACTTTAATCTATATAACATTTCATCTGTTATATGACTTATATCAACATGTCCTTTATGCATTTTTAAGCACCGTAATCTGTGCAGAATAAAAAGGTTCCTCTCCCATGTTACCTGCTATATGCCAATCATCTACACCAAACTTAACCCAGTCACCTGCTTTCCATTTTACAAAAGGTTGATCGTGTACTTCATAATAGTGTCCACGTTTCCAATCTTCTAAAAATATCAAGTAACGATAACTTTCGCCTTCACCGTGTTCTTGTTTTAGTTTAAAATGTTTATCAACATGATGTGGAATTGTTTGTCCAGGTTCTATGTTAATAACACTAACAACATGATGGTCGTGTCCTTGAGGTATTTTTAATGCTAAGTCATGTACCCATTGCGGTGAAGTTTCAAACATCTGCCATATACTGCTATTATGTTTTGTATAATATTTTTCTACAGCAGGTGTCTGTTGATAACATTGAAAGTAGTCGTCAAAGTTTAACTGGCTCATCTGTTCATGAGTTATTCCAAAGTTATCAATTTTTCCGTATTTAATCACAGTAACTTTCTAATGTGCCTTTACGCCTAAGGTCAAGTGTAGCACAATGTATACCACCAGACAGCGTCATAGAATGTCTAAACTGTACAGGTACACTATCTATACCGTACTTGTCAAGTTCCCTCATTAGAGGCTCTTGTGCTGAGTCTAACACTACAGTATTCTCATCTACACTAAGTAAGTTCATTCCAATGTAAGGCGAACATGGAGGCATATACCCTTGCTCAGCAAGTTTACTGCCTTGTACTACGCAATCGTCAAACCAAATTTTATCCCATTTCTTAAACATTTCAGGACAATTTTCTGGCGTGACCCTGCTACTATTCATTAGTACTAGTCCTGGTCTAAGCGGAACAATAGTGCTGTCAAAATGTGCAAAACTATATAGTTCACTATAATGCATTTTGTAACCCATAGGCTCAACTAAACGTTTTAACCACTGGTAGCCTTTCATGTTTCCTGAGTTACTAACTTGATATAATAAGTCTCTACCAACTCTCACAATATTAGGTGCATCAAAACAAATCTCATGATTTAATAATGTTGGTTTGTCTTCAATGTCTTCAAATGTGTACATGTCATCATGTAAGTTTGGTTTAGGTGCTTGTAACCATAATGCACCATCTTCAAATGCTTCGTACATTATGTCTTCGTATAATTTTGTTTCAAAATATCTTGCTCTTACAGGAGTAGGAGTTTCAATAAGCATATCTCCTAATGGTAAAATTAAGTCTCTAGGACACCAACTGTACCAGCCTTTTGTGTTCCAACCTTGTCCAATGTCATAATTTACATTGTCCCAATCTATAATTTTGGGTCTGCGTACTTTTACACCCATTTTTGTAAGTGCATCTGCAAGTCCGTCCGCATCTTCATTTGCTTCGTCAATTACCCATTGCGGATAAGTGCCTTCTAATTTTTCTACATCTTCTTTTTTAAAATTTGCGTAACTGAAACTTCTTGCGGATATGTCAGTTGCAATTCTGCTGTGGTGGGCATGTCCAACGATGATCTCTTCTAAAGGATCCCAATCGTTGTGGGAATTTACTATCATTATGTCTCCTGTGTGTATAGTTATATAACTTACTATTTATAAGTTTAAATACTAATCTGCTAACCATTCAGAAACACAGACTCTGTAATTTCCAGATACTCCTCTGTTAAATTCTGAGTGCCTAATTTCATCTCCAAGTCCGAATATAATGGTGTCTGTATAAACTAAATTTTGATCATCGCAAATATCTTCATATGCAGATCTATATTTTTCCCAATTATAATCAGGAGAGAAATTTCTCATGTACTCTACGCCCAATGCCATACTGTATTCATTCTGCATTTTAACTTCGTTAAGCATACTCACACCGTCATCTACATAGTTTCGTGTAAATCTTATTCCTACTCTGTGGTTTTCTAGTGTGCAGAAAGGTTTACTTAAACTGCATGTCACTTCCTGTATTGCAGGAAAGTCGGATAAATTAATATGTACATTTTTTGATATACCCCAATATGCTAAATCTAAACAAACAGGAATATTATATGCATTACAAATACGCATTAAATTCTCAAAGTCAGGGTGCATACAGCCATAATCACTAAAAGGAGCACTTATAATTAATGCATGTAAATCTGGACCTCTTAATGTGCCTTCTAAATGATGCGGTGAAGGTATAGTAGTAAACTCTACATGTTTTCCTAAACAAGCATGATACTGAAAGTCTCCTGCTAAAACAATTATTTCCCTGTCTTTACTATGCCTTAAAATAAACTGATCAAATGTTTGGCTGGTTCCCTGAGTATAATCTGCATGAGAAAAATTGTCTAGACCCTGCAAACTTTTGGTATTACTATAGTTTATCCATTCTCTCCATACAGATTGATACTGGTCTAGTGTAGGTATTTTTAATTCATTCTTATCAATATGGAAATGAAAGTCTGTTATTTCTTTATTCTTTATTGGTCTTGCACCTCTAATTGCAGGCATCTACCACCTCCTCAAAAAAATTATTATTGCTTATACGTCTAAATTTTCCAGTTGTTACGTTTTTATAATTGTGAGCTACATCATTTTTTAGTAATTTCATCATATTTAAAAAATTTGTATCCGACATACTTCTGATATTGCTAATAGTATTAAAAAATCCTTGCACTCTTAATTTTAATGTATTTTGTTTGTTAAAACTTATATCCCAAAATTTATCAAATGTTTTAAAATCTAGTTTATGTAACTCTTCATATAAGCCTTTACATCCTACAGTAATAAAAGGTTTTTTAAAATACATAGGAAACATCTGTTTTTCATCTATATACCCATATCCGTACGGCTCCCCTCCAGGTATTAACGCAATATGACCTGTTTCATAAAGCCAAGGACCTGGTACTCCTCTGTCGTTTAAAGTATCAAGGTCTATGATATGTGGCCTACTGTATAAGACTTGTGTAATGCCAGACATTTCCTTTTCAGTTAATTTTTCTTTTTTTAAAAGGTCATGCATAGCAGTTGCCATTAGATTTGTATGATACGGATATTCCTCTTTAGTATCAGGGTTACTATATACCCTTGCTAAAAAACTAGGATTCATAGAATAATTTCTAGAATAAGTTACATCCTCTAATCTATTTCCTTTTTGCTCAATGTAATATGAGATTAAAAGTCTATGACTCCTGCAATTTCTCATAGTTAGTAGAAATTTATTTTTTAAATTTTTATACTCGTCTAACCCTTCTGGAGGTTCTATTTGATTTAAGTTTACATGAGTGTTTTTACTCAATATACTGGTAATATAATGTACTCTGTCTAAATACCATAGTTTATGTATTTTATGTACATTTTTACAATATTTTAAATGTTTATCATAATTTCCAAAAAAATCTTCTGTTTCTCCTGACCCACTAATTATAAATTGTGCATGAGGGAATAAACTTGACAACTTTACAAAATACATATTCGCATCAAAGAAATATGGTTCAGTGCTTGTATAAACTAAAAATACTGTGTTAGGCAAATTATGGCCCACACATTCTGCTATCTTATCATCTATCAACTTACCAAAATCTGACAAGGTAAATTTTTCACCTGCAGATTCATAGGATAAAGGGAAACTTTGAAAGTCTATAGGAAATAAATTAATTGAATCTTTAGGGACATTGCCATCTAAATTATGTATTACATTAAATTTAAATTTTTCATTATCAATATTTCTACTATCATTTAATTGGCACAAGACTTCTAAAGGAAGTGGCTCTCTTCCTAACCATCCTATTTCATTATGCTTTCTTACTACCTCGTCTTCAAACTGAAAGCCGTTATGTAGATATACAATATTAATATTTTTCATTTTAGTCCTTGGCGGAAAGGGAGGGATTCGAACCCTCGGTACAGTTACCCGTACTCCTCCTTAGCAGGGAGACGCTTTAAGCCGCTCAGCCACCTTTCCTAACCAGTATTTATTAATATTATATGCTATGTTAATTTATTACTGATAAATAAACTGATGTACACAAAACACATAAACAATATCCATGTAGAAGTCACAGATAGATGTAATGCAGAGTGTCCTGTTTGTCCAAGATCGCAGAGCGGCGGTGAAACATTTCCTTATGTAAAGGACCATGAATTATCTGTAGATTATTTTAAATTAATTGGTCATGAGTTTTTATCTCAAATAGGATTTTGGAACTTTTGTGGGGTAAAAGGAGATCCTGCATCAGCACAAGATTTATTTGAAATATTTGACTATATACTAGAATGTAATCCTGACACAGAAATTGTTGTTAGGACTAACGGTGGCGCCAGAAATGAAAAGTTTTGGAGTCGCATAGGTCAACTTTTTAAAGATACAAATTGTAGAATTATTTGGAGTGTAGATGGTTGGGAGGACACGAATCACATATATAGAAAAAATGTAAAATGGTCCAAACTATATAATAATATGATGTCCTATATAGAAACAGGAGCACAGTCTTTATGGGAATTTAATATTTTTGCTCATAATGAAAAAGATATTCCTCTTATTAAAAGTTTTTGTCATCAATATAATATTGAGTTTAGGCAACGAGAACCGTTTGGTTTTAAAAGAGTTGATAGGAAGGCAAGATATGATAAAGAAGAAGATGCCGTAAGTAGATTAAACAATAATAACCTAGTTGATATTAAAACTATTCCTGTATATGATAAAACAGGAGATGGCCTTACATCTAAACTTGCATACACTATAAAACCTGCCGGAGTCCCACAAGAAAATATAATTGATAATCACCCTAATACAACTTCTATTAAAAATTATTTACCTGGTGTGTACGACTTAGATGCTTATACACCATTAAAAGGTACTAAAAAAATAGTTGACTGCCAATCTTTAAGAGATAAAAGCCAAGAAATATATTTAGACTCTAATGGTATGATTTTCCCTTGTTGCTATACTGCTGGTAAATTTCATATGGGAGACGAACAATTAAATAGTATGTATAGGCCTTATAAGAAAAATTTAAGAGTTACAGAATCTAATAACATATACGATATTTTAAACTTAGACCTATTTAAAAAAGTAATGCCAGACGGAATGAATGGTAAGTTAGACGACGATATAGGCTACTGTGTTACTTGTGTACAACATTGTAAGGCATTTTAAGTTTCTTAAAACCGATAAATAGTAGCATGCCAAGATTAAGTTTATGGAATCCGACTAAAACAAATGACTATAGTTTCATTGATAGAGTCGTGGGCGAACATATTTTCGCAGGTGGAACTGGAGTACATATACACAAATATATGGGTATCCAGGACACACCTAACAGCAACGACCCTACCAGACCAAGTAGTGGCTCAGGAACTAACAATGAAGTATTCATACAGGATTTATTATTTTTAGAAAATAGAGATAGAAAATACAGCGAAGACATTTATGAATTACGTGGTCAATATAACTTAGGAGATAATGATTCCTTTGATTTAACACAATTTGGAATGTTCTTAGCAAACGACACATTGTTTATGAACTTCCATACTGAAAGCATGGTAGATGCCGTAGGCAGACGTTTAATGCCAGGAGATGTTTTAGAACTTCCTCATTTACGTGATGATCTACTTTTAGGTAGTGATGAAGCAATAAACAGATTTTATGTTGTTACAGATGCTAGTAGGCCTGCAGAAGGATATGATCCACGTTGGTGGTCACATCTTTGGAGAGTAAAACTAGGTCCTATAACAGATTCACAAGAATACAGAGACATACTGGGTACTGGCGAAGAAGAAGGCGATTTAAGAAACTTAATAAGCACCTATGCTAACGAAATAAAAATTAGTGATGCTATTTTAGAACAGGCAGAGCGTGATGTTCCGTTTGATTCACAATATAGAAAAACTGGTCATCTTTACATGGATGATAGTGTACCAGATAAACCAGCACCTGGATTAGACTTTGGAGGTGCTGACGGAACTGTACCAAATGGTTCGAGCATAGTTGGTAGTGGTGCAACATTCCCAACAAGTGGTACTACTGACGGAGACTACTTTTTAAGAACTGACTTTTCACCTAATAGATTATTTAAAAAGTCAGGAACACGTTGGCTAAATGTAGGTTCAGATATGACTGGTTCATGGAGTGCCGCAAATAGAATACTTAAAGGATTTATTAATAATGATTCAACATTTACAGATGACGAAGGAAATACTGTACAGGAAAAAGTAAATCTAAGCAAAATAGTGAAACCTAAAACGGACAATTAAGATGAAATTTAAAGAAATTAAAATATTACATGAAAACCAACAGGTAATAGATAAGTTAGAAGACAAAAAAACAAATTTAGAATTTGCATTGTCCTCTGCTAGAGATATTACCAAAACTATAAAATATGCAGATATGCATGTTGAAATTGTTTCTCAATTAGGTTCACTTGCTGAAGAGCATGGATTAGAATTAGATGAGTACCAGGAAAGACAAGTATATGAAGCAAAGAACAAACTTGAAAGTGAAATATACGAATTAGAAGAAGTTTTTAAAGACGCAATTAGAGATGTAACAAACAAGATTGACGAACTTGAAACGGAGATGGAAGGCTACTAAAATGGCAGGCAAGAACTTAGATTACTGGTATGATGAACAGATAAAACGATATCTTATTCAGATTATCAGATTATTCTCAAATTTTCAGACAAGAGAATACACAAAAAAAGGTGTAAAATATAATCGTGTGCCTGCAAGATATGGCGATATGAATAGAATGGTTGCAAGTATCTTGCGTAATAACTCAGAAAACATTATTAATAGTGCACCTTTTATAAGTGTGACTGTTCAGAGTTTACAACCAGCAAGAGATAGAACACATGAACCATTTTTAGTTGATACAACACAGGTAGCAGAAAGAGAGTTTAATAAAGAAACTCAAATATACGAAAATAGGCAAGGCAATTTATACACCACACAGAGATATATGCCTGTTCCATATAACTTAACAATACAGATGGATTTATGGTCCAATAATACCGATACTAAACTACAGGTATTAGAGCAGATCCTTGTATTATTTAATCCTAGTATACAGTTACAGTCTAACAGCAATCCTTTAGATTGGACTAGTGTTTTTGAAGTAGAACTAACTGATATTACTTGGAGTAACAGAAGTGTTCCAGTGGGAACAGACGAATCAATAGATATTTCAACATTAACATTTAGTTCTCCTATATGGATCTCGCCTCCAGCAAAAGTTAAAAAACAATCCATCATACAACGAATCATAGCAAATATTCATAGTGTTAGTAGTATTGCTGATTTAGGCTATGATGAAGACTATGCTGACTTTTTTGGAGACATTGAAGATACCGCAGAAGTTGTTGTAACACCTGGAATGTATAGTGTACGCATTAGCGGAGCATCAGCAGTATTATTAAATGAACAAGGTGTTGCTGTGCCCTGGACAGATATAACTGAAATGCAAGGTAGTATAAGATCGACCAGTTTATTAAAGTTAAATACCAGTGATGATACAAATAATTTTCTAGGAGAAGTTATTGGTACTATTATAACTGATACCACAACTCCGTCTAATTTAATTTTTAATTTAGATACAGATACTCTGCCAACAGATACAATTAATGATGTAGACAAAATAATAGATCCCAGAGAAAACTATCCAGGAGATGGCACACTAGCGGCGGCAGTAAGTGGGCAAAGATATTTAATCACAGAACAAATCACAACCAGTGGCTATCCAAACTGGAACATAGATGCTAATGAAAATGACATTATCGAATATAACGGAAGTGCATGGGTAGTATCTTTCGATGGAGCATCACAATCAGGCAATACACACTATATGCACAATACATTTACATCCAAACAATATCAGTGGACAGGAACTCAATGGATAAGTAGTTATGAGGGAGAGTACAAACCAGGATATTGGAGACTTGTTTTATAAATGACCACTACAGCGGCAGGAGTAGTTTTCCTTGCCAAAGACACAGGCAGATGTATGTTGCAACTCAGAGAAGGCAACAAACGATTTAATCATACTTGGGGTTTTTGGGGAGGCATGATTGAGAAGGGAGAAACACCTTATCAGTGTATTACTAGAGAATTAGACGAAGAGATTGGGTTCGTTCCAGAACTACAGAAACTAAATCCTATAGATGTTTACCAGAGTAAAGACCAAAACTTCTACTATTATAGTTTTGTATATGTGGTCGACAATGAGTTTCAACCTCCCAAACTTAATGGTGAGAGTGCCGGTTATGCCTGGGTAGATATAGGACAATGGCCTAAGCCATTACACAATGGTGCTAAAATTACCTTAACTAAAAATCGTGGCACAGAAAAACTACATACTATACTTAAAATAAATTCCTGATAAATATAAGTATGAGCAAAGGCGAAATAATCGATTTTGTACTTTTGCGGATAACCACCGAACTAGACAAGTTTCAAAGACATAAAACAATTCCACATACACTACTAGAAGGGGCAATAGAAATAGATGAAATACAACACGTCTATTATGATCAGTTATCTCCAAAATATCAAAAAATATTTAAAAAACTTTTAAAACAGTATCATCAGAATATTGGCAAAAATGTCGAGTCTTTAAAAAAAGCAATGAAAAAAGATTATGCTAGAGTTGTAAGGAACATGGCAACTGAACACGATAGTTTTAGATTTAAACAAATTATGAACTCCTATAGACCAGGCATCAATCCTGTAAGAGCTATGTACTACCAGACCAGAGATGTGGCCAGAAGATATAATATTGAACACCCATACCATTATTGGTTAATGGATCTAGTGACAGATCTGGAATTTAATAATATAATTTTAGATGCTTTAAAAAAAGATGTAAATAAACTTGAACGTATAATTAAAAGATATTATTTTCCACTTATAGAACACAATGACGGTATTCCATTAGAATTGTTCCATGCTAAACAGCAATTGAAAGATTTTAAACATTATTATTTGTTTTTTAGAGGATTAAAGGATTGGCAGGAAGATGCTTAATTAATATATTTTTCTTATCTGGTAGTCAAAAGGTTCCACAGTTCTAATCTCAAATGCTCTTCCATCCATATCTTTTCCTTTAATATGCTTTGGAGTTTTCTTAGAAATTTTCTTTAAAAGATACCTTTTATTTGATCTTGTAGTAGTTATATTTCCGTCTTTGTCTCTGACAGAATCTTTTAAGTACCATACAGTTAATTCATATTCTTCATATATTATTTTAAACCAAAGTCTTAGGATTGCTTTCCATACTTTAAACAATAATTCTGCTGTAAATTTTACTGCAACTTTAGTTTTTTGCCATAACCATACTGATGATGTTTTAATTTTTTGTGATATATTGTGTAAAAAGTTTTTCATACTACTATTTAGTTGTTTTACGTTCTATACCGTCCCATTCGCCCTTAGGCATAGGTTGTTTAATTCTTTCTTTATATAAATCTGCTAAAACAGGATTCCAGTTATGCTGATCTATAATTTCTATTTGATGTGCAACTGTGCTCCATTCTCTGTTTTGATATGCATCAACCATTCTGTTTACTACTCTTGCATACTTGTGATCATTTAGTATAGTATAAATTGTTACAGGATCAGTTTGTCCTTTTACAGCAATTTTATCTAGCATTACTAAATTTTCTGGAGTGTTTATTTGTTTTAGTGTATGCTCAGTAAACATAAAGAATACACCATACTCTTTTGTTTGTGCTTCTAGTCTTGCCGCTAAGTTTACACTATCACCTAATACAGTATAATCAAAACGTTGATTACTTCCCATATTACCTACAACTGCGTCACCTGTATTAATACCTATACCAACACCCAACTCCATAAGTCCATCTTCTTTAAGCTCTTTGTTAAGATTTTTAAGTTCTACTTCCATTTCCTGTGCCGTCTCTATTGCCAACTGAGCATGATTATCAACATCCAGTGGAGCATTCCATATAGCCATTAAGGCATCACCTATATACTTGTCTATAGTTCCTTCTTTACGCATTACTAGATCAGTCATTGGCGTCATATATCTGTTTATAAGTTTACCTAAGCCTTGTGGGTCTGTTTTAAACTGTTCCGATATAGGAGTAAATCCGCGAATGTCTGAGAACAAGTAGGTCATTGTTCTTGTGTCTCCACCTAAACGTAATAGGCTTGGATCTTTTTGTAACTTCTTAACCATTGCTGGTGCTAGGTAATGCTCAAATTGTTTCTTAATTTGTTCTCGTAATTTAAATTGTTTGTAGAAGTTATTAAATGCCGCCTGTGTAAATATTAAGAAGCCGCCTATTACAGGGAATGTAGCATCTAATAATACTAATTGTGACGTATATAAATGTACACTATAATACCCTATTCCGCCCAAGATAAGCAACGATACTGGCGCCGTTAGTAGTAAAGGGAGTCTATATACTGCTACTGCTACTAGAACCATTATCAGAAGGGCTATCACAAGCTCGTAGAACGCGGCTGTTTGGCTTCGTGTTATGTTACTGCCACTTATAAAGTTCTGTAGCATATGAGCTTGTATCTGCTGTGGATATAAGTTTCCTCTAGGCGTAGGTACCGGATTAGCAATACCTTCTGCTGTGACACCCACTATAACCATTTTACCTGCTAGATCTGGTATGCTGTCTGCTCCGGTATATTCTATAGTTTCAAATTTGTTATTAAATCTTATATATGCTGTGCCATCAGGCTGAGTAACAATAGGTTCAAATCCTTTAACAGCAATTTCCTGTATACCTATTTCACTTGTTTTAACTATATAACTTTTATTGCCAGTTTTAACTCTCAACATTTCCACAGCAAAACTAGGATAAATTTTTTCACCTACTGTGATTGCTAGTGGATATGTTCTTGTTTGATTGTCTGGTTGTGGTGCAGAAGCATTTACTCCTTTTCCATTTGACATTACTTCCAGCATAGGTACATTAGTTACTAAGTTAGGCCACTTTAACAAATAGTCTTTTGCTGGTACAGGACCAATAGTTCCTGTGCCTATATGAGGGCCTGATGTTTTTATACCTTTAACACTAGGTGTTTGGCTTAACACATTATAATTAATAGGGTTTCGTCTTGCTCCAGGAACATTTACTTTATTTTGTTCTAAAAAACTAGCAAAAGTTGGATCTCCACCAAAACGATCTTCTTCTGGAAACATTATGGTCCAACCCACCACTCCACTATTTTTACTAGCAACATCTACAATTAGTTGAGCATAGTATTGTCTTGGAAAAGGATATTGTCCATAAGTTGCTAAAGTGTTTTCACCAAAGTTTAACAATACAACATCTTCACTTTGTA